AGTAAGATCCCCAGCATCACGGTGGCAGGCAGTACGCCAGTTGTGGTTAACAGTAAGAGTAGTGAAGACAGTGTCAGAAATAAGGAATCGTCTGTCAAGTTTGCTGGCTTGTTCATTTTGAGCCTTCCATCTATTAGGAATCAGTTCACGGAACTGGTCATTGAGCTTATGAATGTATGGGTAACAAAGAGCAAACTTATCATAATGCTTTTCTGTATATGCAGTCGGGCGACCATATGGAATACGAGGATAACGATCGAAGTAACCAGCAATACCAGACATTACAGACTGAGCATAATTGGTTTCTGAAATATATGTGTCGTTTACAAAATATGCTTCTTGAATTTGCTCATCACGTGATTTATTATGAAGACCAGTAACCCACTTTTCAAACCAACCATGATACTCAGGATAAGTTTTAGTTACTTCGGAACGAAGCCAAACCCTACCACGTGTTTCTTCCTTCGTGTTATTTTTATGGAACTCACGAATAGATTCAATCGTAGTACCATCATCAATAACATTAACAGGGCGACCAAGAAAAGCTAGGATGTCTTCGTGTTCAGCAGTAACCCAATCACGCCCAGCACGACCAAGAGTACCCAGCATGTCTCCTCTAGGTCCAGCCGCCAACCCACGGTTTTGTGATTCTGTTGCTGCTTCTCTGAGTCCGGCATATGCTGCGTCGCATTCCTCTTTAGTAAAGACGTTCTTACGATACTTGAAGATCAAATTATTTTCGTTATTCTCACCAACTTGGTTCCAAGCATAAAGATCGCAATCTGACTCGATAATACGGTCATAATAATTGCTACTAATAAACGTACCAAGAGTTTCATCAGAATTAATTTTCTGACGAATTAATACTTCAACCATTTTATTCTCCTTTGCTAGAATCGTCTTATCTATATATACGACAATTATAGCGTAATAGATGCAATTTTACAAATATATTTTGTGTGTGCCTTATCTAACACACTCCTAATATCAGGAGGCGTCCAGTCGGCTGGCTTTTGAATCTTACCATCTTCGCGACGAATTACTTTGCCATCGACCAGCTTTGCCATATTGCTTCGATGCACCTCAGCAAAAACATCGTCCAAAGGAATGCCGTAAGAAACGGCAGTGCCGCAAGCAATATAGATAATGTCAGCAAGTGCATCGGCAATTTCAACAAGGTCAGCTTTTTCCTCAGCATCAAAATACTCATTAACTTCTTCCTCAAGAAGATTCATACGCAATTCGCGTTCAGTGTAATCTTCTGGCAACGTAGGTGTATCACCAATACGCTGACCGAATGCCTGATGAAAGTCTTTCACGTCTGTAAACATAGTCATTTTTATTCTTCCTTTTTTATAGCCCAAGCAGACCCTAGTGTATCTCTAAACAATTTACCACCAGCAGCTTGTTTAATAGCATCTTTGCCATAAGCTTTACTGATTTTCGAATCAAGAGAAGATTCTTTCAATTTATAGTTTCCCTTTAAATACGCAATAATAGAACGAAATAAGAAAATTCTTTCTTCTTTTTTACGATGTATTTCTTTTGGGGAATTTCTTTTCCAAGTTTTTATTTCTTCTTCTAATTCTTTTTCTAAAGAAGAAATCATTTCGTCTTTATTCATTGTTTCATTCCCATCAAACAAATTGCACCACTTTGACCACCTGTAGGAATAAATGTTCCACCAGCAGCAGTGCACTTATCCATAGATGCATAATACTTTTCGTTAGAGTTTTGAATACCAAAATAAACTGCAGAAATTAAGCTCACAGAAACAATTACTGCAGCAATCCAACCAATAAACCAGTCCCATTCAAATTTATCCATATCATACCTGCTCATTGATCCACTCCGGAGGTTGCCTGTTTGTCCACTTATGAAGATTTACTTTACCTATCTTATAATAATTTCTATAGTTAGTCAAGGGGTCATCTGAAATAATATATTCATCTGCCATACAAGAAGGCATCGGGGTCCAATCCCATTCTTTAAGATTCTTAGGAGGAGACTGTAACATGTACGAGATCTCACCATAACACTTATGAGTTTTACCGTAGCGATGAGTGTACTCGCGCATCAAAGCAAACATATGGTCAACAAGCCAGTCATAGTTTTGTACAGACTGACGGCACCATACAGCAGAAGGATGATTGATGTGCGTAGCAGAATAGATAACTGAGTCACGAGCATCTGGGAGAATCCAAGAAGTATGCTTACGATATTTGGGAGTTTCAAGAGTCCCAGGAACAAGTCTCTGTCGTTCCTGTTTTACACCATCAAGAACACGATGTGCAGTCGAGAGCAACTGGGCGCTCTCGAGAATCATTTTAACAACATGCTTATCCACCATACACTCGGCGGCTTGCATAGGATCATGGTCAACGTAGAAGATGTTCACTGTGCTCTCCAATAGGATTAATCTTTAAAGTGGATACGTGTCCCTTCTTCCACTTCTTTAGAGCTACTTCCTTATGATACCTGTTTGCCTTATTAAAGTAAAGGAGTCCATTCAAATGATCTAGCTCATGTTGGAAAACACGTGCAGACATACCAATGAATGTTTCTGTTCGAGTATCGCCATTCGGTGTATCAAAACGAACACGAATATGCCTTGGGCGCTTTACCTTAACAACCAATCCTGGGAAAGATAGACATCCCTCGTCAAGAATTATCTGTTCTGATGATGGTAAAACGATTCTAGGATTGAAGCAAACGAAATTTTGAGGCTGACCCCGCATAGCAAATACACGATAAGGAACTCCCACTTGATTGGCAGCAAGCCCAAGACCGTTCCACTCATACATAGCTTTAACAAGTTCATTTGAAAACTCAATCGGGTCGAACGGTGGTTCCTGAAAGTTGAACGGTTGACACTGGGTGATTAGGATCGGGTCGTTGTGTTTCACTAGTTGCATTTTTCTTTTCCTTCAAGCTATAAGTACCGTTTTCATTATCAATCCAAAATAATTCTGTTCCCTCAATCCACCCCATCTGAGAAAGAAGCTCTGTTGGGATAGGAAGGATAAGTTCCCCTGTAACGGGATCTTGTTCTAAAGTGACTACCAATGTCGTATTACTCCTGCTATAATAAAAAAGTTGGTTACAATATATGATAAAACAATCAAAGTACGGATAATAGCTACTCTATCCGACTCTGTATCTGTTATTCCATCTTTTCTGCCCAATGCTTTAGCCCAGAGTCGCCAAAAACGTCTACGCCACATTACACCACCTTTGAAAAGTTCTTGTGCTTTTCGAATTTGATCACCTTAGAGAACTTATCGTAAAGCTGATCTGTTTTATGACTTATTATAAACGTATTCGTGTCAGAAGTCAAGTTATTTAATATCTTTAGAAACTCCTCTGTTCCATTAGAATCTAGAGAAGAGTCAAATACTTCATCCATAATAAGTAGATTTGTAGAAATAGAGTTACGCAACTTAGCAATAGAACGCCACGTAAACAATATAGCCAAGTTAATGCGCATCTTTTCCCCCTCAGAAAAGCTGGCGTAGCTGAACTCGTCCCTAAACCTCGACTTAATTGTCTCATTAAATTCTTCGTTAAGTTCGAATTGAACAAAGAAATCCATGCTAGACAAATACTTATTAATAAGTTTATTAATAACGGGTACATACTGTTTAATAATCCTAGCCTTGATACCACCATCTTTCAAAAGAGAAGAAGCTGCTGTAAGAACCAACCTATCGTCGTTGAGTTCGTTGAAAGACTTTTTAAGATCATTCATTTCTTTTTCAAGATCTAGTATCTTAGTATCGTCCTGAACTGCAACCTTCTTACTTATATTTTTTATTTCTTCCTCAAGTGTATCGCGATATTCGATCAATGAGTTTGTTTTTGTTTTGACCCTCTGTATTTCCATACGGTTATTATTAATATCCATATGAACTTCCACAATACCGTTAAGGCGATCGTTTGTTTCTTCATATTGCTCTATCAACTTCTCAAGAGCATTTTCCATTTCGTTGAGTTCTGTATTTTTATTTGAAACTGTTTTGGTTTTGAACTCTAAATCAATAACTTGCTTACACGTTGGGCAACCATCATGCTTTTTGAAAAAACTAAGGTCTTCTTTAATCAAAGCACGTTTTGCTTCAATCTTATGTTTTAATTGACCGAGTTGATTAATACGCTTACTGATTTTAGGTTCGTCTTCAATTGACTCCATAAGTTCTTGACGCTTGTTTTCGTATTTCCAATACTCATCATTAAGAACACCAATTAAGTTATCGGTCTCTTCGATTCTTGATTTCTTTTCAAGAATAAGCTGCTCATTATTACTCTGCATCTCAGCAAGATGTTCGGTAATCAACTTGAGCTTCTCTTCAATTAATTTTCTATTATTATTATTCTTTACAATATGTTCGTTATTGAGTTGTACCTTATCTTTCAATAGAGCATTCATAGTTGTGAATATTTGAAGATCAAGAAGGTCTTCAATAATATCACGACGCTGCGAAGAACTCAACTGCATAAATGGTTGAAAGGTCGCTGATCCAAGAACAACAACCTGAGAAAACGACTTATGGTTTACCTTAATAATTTGTTTCTCGAGAATCTCCTGATAGTCTTTCATCTCGGCAGACTGATTTAATAGATTACCGTTCTGATAAACCTCAAAAACCGTTGGTTTTACACCACGGATAATCTTATAGTTATTAACTCCAATAGAAAACTCTACCTCAACGACTAATCCTTTTAAAGTAATTGAGTTCAGAAGCTGGGGTTTGTTTATCTTACGGAACGCTTTACCAAATAGGGCAAATGAAAGCGCATCAAGCATAGTTGATTTACCCGCACCGTTCTCGCCAACGATGAGGGTAGTATTATGTTCATTCAAAATAATTTCGGTGAAAACATTACCTGTTGATAAGAAGTTTTTCCAACGCAGTTTTTTAAATATAATCATTCAACGGTCAAAGCCTCATTGTATAATTCAACAATTTTCTTTTCAAGTTTTTCTTTATTAACAGTCTTTTCATCGAACCCGTTAATATACTTTTTGAAAATATCAATAGTTGATTCTGCCTCGTTAACAATATCAGAATCTTCTTCAAGGTTCAAATTAAGATGGTCTTCGACTACCTGAATATCAAGAGGTGTTTCTGATTCGATATTCTCAATAAACTTATCAAACCAAAGTAAATTTGTTTTCTCTTGAACAATAACCTTAAGCATACAATTCTTAAATTGTGCGTAATTTATTTCTGTGTCTAAGAATTTTGGATCAGCATCATTATACCACACCTTCTTAAACATCGTATATGGGTTTTTAATAAAGGTTAGCCCCCTCGTCTCCGTATCGAATATGTGAAACCCTCTTGGGTCGCTGTAATCAGACCAAGTGAACTCAGCATGGCTACCGAGATAATGAATATTACCGCGAGAACTGCGATG